AGACCGATGTCTACAAATATATTTTATGGCGTTACCCTCTGCAAAAAGTAATTTGTTCTCATTAATAAATTCTGCAGGTTGAATCTTCATACTTTTGTAGTGATTCCCATCTACCTGTTTGTCTAATGAATCGTATGTGGTTGATTTAAACATATCTTTATGTGTCATAAATTGTAACCATACCTTTCTATTTTTGCTCTCATCAAGTATAAATTCTTTCTGCTACGTGTAACTCCAACGTACCAGACCCTGTGTTCTTCATCTCTTTTTCTAACATTTTTTAACACAGATTCTCTTATTTTTCTAGCGTTATCTAAGACAAGTAGAACATTGTCAGACTCGCCGCCCTTTGCTGCATGTATCGTGGATATCTTAACTCTGGGTGGCTCTGATAATTTTTCTTTGTTTGATAGTAATAATCTAATATAATTCTTATCCTCAAGATTAGCCTTGTCAAAAGCTTCAAACCAAGGAACTAATTCATTCCAATTATTATCAGACATATAGTCCTCAACATCATCAATCTCTTTTTGATTTAAATCTTGTCCCTCGCTCCATCTAGAATAATATACAGCTGCCTTATGTAGTTTAGTATTCAGACTTTTAAAAAATTTACTCTCAAAAAATATACCTCGTTGTTTTAACTCCTTTGCTATCTGCACGGATTTAGATCTGGTTCTTGTTAATATCAACCAGTTATCTTTCATGAGATCCACATTATCTAGGTTATTAATTTTTATACAGGACCCATCCTCCTCTCTTGGATGATATGTTTTGTCCGCTCGTAATCCCTCTATCCTGTTTACTATTATGTTTGATATGTCTTGAACTTTTCTTGGAACTCTTCTTGATTTTTTTAATACTACCTCTATTGCAGGTTCTTTTATAAACCTATCCACATCAGCTCCTGCCCATGCGTAGATCGCTTGGTCATCATCCCCTGCGAGATACATATCTTTAGTATTAGCTTTTAATATGTCATACATCATCCATTGTATCGGAGATAGGTCTTGAGCCTCATCAATAAACACAACATCAAAGCTAGGACATAGGTGTGATTTGTTTACGAATTGATGGATCATGTCGCTATAATCCACTAAATTATTAGATTTTTTATACTCAAAATAATTAGCTGCCACGTGTTTTAATATGTCAGGATTTATGTCCTTACTATAATCTCCTGTACAATATTCATCCCAGACCTCTATATCCTTCTCTCTGGATTTTAATATTATTTGAAAGTATTCATTATCACAAGTCATGTAAGGTGAGGTATCAAAGTCACCTTTTGTCCTGACACTTATACTCAGTTCCTTTCCGAGATTATCGTAGTGATAATCCTGCATAACATTCTCTTCTTTTAGACCTAATGTGTGAAAAGCCAATGAGTGTAGAGTTTGAAAATGTTTTAGATCTTTTTTATTAAAATCTTTATTCTTACTAAGCATTCTCTCTTTCGCTGTATATGCTGCCTTTTTAGTAAATGCAAAGTAACCTATTTTTTTTACGTCCGTGCCGATCCTTATATAAGCCAATGCTCGACGTATCAGTTTTTCGGTCTTACCAGTGCCTGGAGGCCCATAGAATTTTTTTATCACAGCTCTTCTCGTATATATCTTTTTAACTCCTTGTCCTGAACATTATCAGGTATCTCACCTTTAAAAAATATTCTATAGCTGTCACTACCATACTTGCCTATACCAAATAATTCTGTTGCGTCCTCACCATCCCAACCAAGATAATCCTCCGACATCCTCCACAACCTGTTGGCCCTAACGTGTTTCATGCCCAATCCCTCTAGCATCTCGGCTATCTTGTCCCTATCCGATTCCAATAACTTTTCTGGTGTGGGAAACTTTCTAAAAAATTCAGGTAATAATTCTTTTACCTTTTTACGACCCGTCTGATTCAGACAGATGACAGCTACCATGTGTTGCCACTCACCCTCTATCTGTTGTTGCACCATAAGATCATCTCTCATCATAAAATATTATCCTTATCTTTTCTATCTAATATCTCTATGTCCTCCTCCTCTCTTGGAAAGAATGATAGGGGAACCTTTATACAACGAATAGGGTTATGTGATTTTTTATCTGTATCTTTTTTAGGATATCTCTTTAAATATCCCAACTCTGCTTTGAATTCTTCTATCAACATTCTACCAGTCTTTTCATACTTCATCTTCCACTCTTTGTTTTTTAGATAATTAAAAAATACCTCCATAGTAAAATATGCAAAGCCCTCTTCTTTTAAAACAGATCCACTACTAAATGATGCAGCACTAACCGCAGGAACTCCGTGTATATGTTCGTCTAAATATTTTTGTAATAACTCTTTTGGTGATGTACCTGCTGGAGGTGGTTGCACTGTCTCTGTCTCTTTTAATTTTTCTATGATGGATTGAAACTCATCTTGTTTTATTCTTGGTGGTGCTATCGGTGTATGTGATGCGATTAATCTTCTACATTTTTCCATATCCATTAGATAGTTTACGTCTCTGGCTAATACCTGTTTACTCTTTTCTCCATCCTGTTTATCATTGAAGTGAACCGTAAATCTAAATTCAGGTTCAGGTATATAGTCTATTCTAATTAAAGCTGACAGCTGCGGAAACTTCTTTTGTTTGTCTGACATATAGCCAAACTGTCTTTTGGCACACTCTGACTTTATACAAAAATTTCTGATAGGGTCTTGATCACAAAGATGGCCTGCTGTGGGTTTACGCCAAGATTTAATTTTATCTAATACTTTCTTATCTCCCCACTCTTCATCATATAAAATATATTTTCTTGCACCATCTAATACTTTCTTCTCCCATAGATCTGGATATTTCTTTTTAGAAAAAACCATGTAATTAAATAAGAACCTATCTCTCTCATCTGGTAGTTTATTACTATCATCGATTGTTTTTGATATGGCTTGTAGACATGGTGGTCCATCGTTAAATTCTTCTGCACCACCTTGCAAGATCTTACTTATATGATCATCAATAAATTCATTTAACTCTTTTTCGCTTTTTAAATTAGCCTCAACAACCTGTATGTATTGATCAAAATTAAACTCCGTGCCATCTAGATTCAATGCAACTCGTTCTACTCTATTGTAATATGGTAGATTAATAAAATTTCCATTAGTAAAACTACCATCTGATCCTGTTCCAAGTTCTGTCTGTTTTGGATATATTTCTGTTGTTGGATCTAACTCTAATGTATATAATAGTTTGTCCAAAAAATTTCTTAAAAAACTAGCTTTGACTTTTTCTTTTGTGTGTATGTATAGATGTAACCCACCACTTTTGGATTTAACTGGTATTACAGGTAGATTATTTTTCTCTATTATTTCTAGATATTTTCTTGGACTAAAATCTTGGTAGGCTTTTGAATCTATATCTATCGCACCAAAACTAACCATGCCACTGTCGTCACAGGGTTGTATGCCGATAGACTTCTCTCCCTTGAGATGTTGAAGATAATCTAAACTAGTTAATGGCTTGCCTGCCCAACCGTGTTTTACTTTAAACTTTCCTGTAGTCGAGTCTTTGTAGCCGTTAGTAATTTCTGCGTATCCATAATCTCTCTTTAATCCATCAAATATCTTAACAAACTTCTGTTCCATGCGAATATTCTGTGGGCGTTTCCACTCTCGCTTTCACGCCCACAACCTAGGATTCTAGTAATGACTTGCTTCACTCGTTTGAGCTTCCTCACCATGTTTTACCTGAACATCTCCTTTAGAGATACTCTCTGCAAAACTTTTAGCTTGATGGTAAAGATCAGCATTCTCAACTGGACCTAATTTGGTAACTTCCCAACCAAACCAACTACCTTTGTCGTTGGATTGTTGATTAGTCTTCAATACATATTGATGACTGAATGATGCAGGTGTAAACATTCCGTTCTTACCTTTAAGTTTTATACTTTGCATCATAGAGTTCCACTTTCTACTAATCTTTAATTGTGTAGATTTCATGGCAATCAATGCAGTTGTAGGAACATTTCCTGCAAC